CTTTGAACGAGTGATTTTGAACCCAAATAACTCAGCCATAATATTTCTAACTCCTAATTTACACTACTATTTAGTAGGTTTCTTAGAAGTCTTATGTGAAACTAGTCGTGAAATGCGTGTATCTCCAAGTTACAGCGAACTCTTCAACAGCATTTACAGTTTCCATACTTAGGTCAATTGGTGCAACAACAGTAGGCATACAGTTTTCAAGAACATATGTTTTTAGTACTTGGTTATCTCTACCCAATTGTTGTACTGTTAATGTCGCAGTATACTCTGCAACATTTGGAGCACCACTACCTGTTACTAAGTTATTCATTTTATTCAACCATGACTCCACTGCATTTCTGATAGCAAAGTCTGTGTCGTTGATAAAGGTTGAATCCCATGTTTCAAATTCTCTATCTCCAGCAAGATACAGATTTCTACCTCTAAACGGAACTGGAATTTCAGTTACAGTTTGTCCAGGCAGAGATGCAGCTTTACATAAGAACAGAGACTTTTCTGGGATTTGAACAATACCACCAACACTGGTAAAAAATACTCTAAACTGGTTAGCACGAGCACCACCACCAGTAAGGTTTGCTTTGAAAATATCAATAGTACTCATTTACTTACCCTCCAATCTCAGAGAACGCTACCCCAGTTCTCACTGCGATAAAGTTCAATTGAATGAAGTTGATTGAACGAGCAGGTTTGATGAAGATATCTGCAACAAACTCGTTTCGGTCAATGACCTCACCTGTGTTATTTGTACCATCACAAACTACTGAGAAGTCTGTGATACCTCTACGACCTTGGATGTCTCTCAAGAACGGTTCTACCAAGTTTCTAAACTGTGCTTGTGTGAACTCATCGTTGAATTCAAACAACTGGAACTTAGCAGCGGTTGCAATAGAGTTCTCAAGAAGAATAAACAACCTACGAACATTGATTCGGTCAAACGCACTTGGTTTACTTAATGCAGTTTTGTCACCGAACAATACTGTACCTTGGCCTGGGAATGTAGCAACAGGGTTAATTCTAGCAGGATAGAGAATATCTCTTTGTGCTTTGGTTGGGTTAAACGCAAGTTTAACTGCACCACGAATTTGTCCTCTGTTGAAACCGCCGGGCGAGAAGAATGGGTCTGCAACATTGTCTGTGTTTGCACAAAGACCAGCAATATCACCATTCAAAGGAACGTATCTGAATGTATCGTTGAACTTGTCGTACATATACTTGTATCCACTATCGAATACTGCATAAGACGAACTCGCAAGACCATCAAAGAACCCTTTGACATTTGATGCCTGTGTATGTGCAGAAGACACATTCACAACATCTGCTCTACGAGGTGAGATGAATGCAACTGCATCTTTTCTTCCCTCTACGATGTCAATGATTTTAGTTGCGTGAGTAGTACCATCAGCAGATGCTGGTGATGTACCAGCCATGATGAGGTTTACGTCAACTGTCTCTGCGTCTGCAAAGTGGTCATATGCAAGTGCAAGTTCACCAGTTGTCAATGCATAGTCATCTGTACCACCAGCAAGGTTATCATCTTTGATACCACCTTTACCAGCAGTCGATGCAAATGTTGTACCAGCAACTGGGTCTGTACCAGCATTAGACAATGAAGAATCATGGTCTAACCAGTAAACAAACTTAGACTGACCGTAAATTACGTCTGGGTAGTAGTTAGTTCCACCCTGTGCCGTCTTAGCAGATGCAGCTTGCGATACAAATGCGAATGTTTCAAGAACTGCATTTGTTCTTTCACCAGCAGTGTCTTTTCTGAAACCAGAAAGGTCACCAGTTCTATCAAATACAACAACGTGCATCTCGTCACCGACAAGACCTTTACCAGTTGCGTATGTTGATGTGCCAGGCGCACTGTCGAATAAATCATAGAATGCCCAACGTCTACGAACATTTGTCGCAGCAGTAAGAGCAGTTTTTAGACCACCACCATTTGGATTGTCTAATTGTCTAATTGTAAGATTGTCAGTTGAAATTGCGGTAACTTCATACTCTTGACCATCTGCTTCTTGGAAATGTACGATGTCGCCCACATTGAATGCAGCACCACCGTCACCAGCAGAACCACCACCGTTGTCAATTCCAACAGTAGTTGCACCAACAGCAGGAGTACCAGTTGTTACACCAAGTGTTCCAGCATTTCCAGAAAAAGTTTGTTCATATGCGGTTGCGTTAGAACATAATGACACACCAAGTGAGTTACCATGTGTACCAGCAGTTCTTGCACCCCATTCACCACTAGAACCCTGTCCAGCAGCATAGTTATTTAAGTAGTCATCTGTACTCTTGATAAGTAGACCAGACCCACCACTTGTAGCATTTACAATGGCAGATGATGCACGAACAACTCTGAGTGCGTTACCGTACTGCAAGAAGTTTGCAGCGGTGAACCATGTCTCAAAGTTACTTCCGTTTGGTTTACCAAAGATATCCACTAATTCTTTTTCCGAACCAACAGCAACGATTTCGTCAACTGGGCCTTTTTGGAAAGCACCAGCAACTGCACCAATCGAAGTTGCGACAGCAGGAACGATATTAGTAAGGTCTATCTCTTTAACAAGAACACCAGGCGATAATTGAAAAGGCATTTTTGTTTCTCCTATTACTTTATATTAAAG